TCAGTTGGCCGGAAGGCGACTTTCGCACCATCACTCCCCGCGGTGATTTGCCACTGATCGGGCGGCCGTTTGTGCTTGGACACTATGACTGTTGGGGACTGGTGATGAGCTATTACAGGCAGGAACATGGTGTCGAATTGAAAGATTACCGTGTTGATTATCCGTGGTGGGAGGACTGCTATCCGGACAATTTCTATCAGGATTGCTGGTATGAGTGTGGTTTCCGTGAATTCGACGGGCCGCTGCAACCGGGGGATATGGTGATCATGCAAGTTCAGTCTAACAAGTGGAACCATGCCGGCATATTGCTTGAAGGTGATATCTTACTTCATCATCTTTACGGTCATTTAAGCCAGCGTGTGCCATATGGTGGGTATTGGCGTGAGAGGACAAACAAAATCCTTCGCCATCAATCGAAGTTTATATAATAATGAGCCCCACTTACTTCATTAACGGATATTAATGTGGCATTTGTCAACTTGAATAATTTTTATATTAAAATGGTCGTGGTCTGCGTTCCATTTGTCGTTGGGGTCGGGCTTGCATGCTTGAGTTTCTTCGGGCACAGTCACAATCTATGGACTGGGTTTGGATATTTGATAACGTCCGTAGCAGTGAGTTTTTTCCTGTTGCGATGGTTGGTATGGGGAGATTTGAACCTCGCCAACGGTTCAGCCATTGCTACAATCGGAGGTGGGTTAGGTCTGATAGGAATCTTGGCTGGTTCAAATATTACTGATCCTGCATTTATTCAAGTGCGCACCGATTTACAAGAGTCCTTCTTAGATGCGTCCTTAAATTGCAAAGGTAATAAGACGTTATTTGACGGTGCTTTTACGTCTTGTTTAGCAGCTACTTCTAAGGATGCTTTGGCGTTGGGGCAAGAGTTGATTAAAGCCAGGTATTTAGCTCCGACATTATCTTTGGCAGATGGTGTGTATCATTCGAGCGATGAAGCTAAGGCGGATGCATGTTTAGTAAATTATTATTTACTTTCAAAGGAATGCCCAAGTAGCTTTATAGAATTCAATAAAAAACACCCAGAAGTTGCTAATCCGTCAGCCAATAATAAGTAAGTTGATTTGAATTCTTGGATTGCGTGGTAAAAAAATCAAAAAGTCTATCAACATTAACAGTCTCTCTTAGTCAAGAGAGACTTTGGAGGCATGTATGACATTTTTAACTGGCCAGCCGATGAGAACCATACGCCTCTATGGAATACTTGGCTCAACATTTGGTCGTGAATTCAAACTTTCTGTTGCTTCGCCTAAAGAAGCTATCCGCGCATTATGCGTTATCGTGCCAGGCTTCGAGCGTTTTTTGAATACCAGCAAGCAGCGCCGCCTAACCTACGCTGTTTTCAGCGGTAAGCGTAACCTGAACGATGATGAACTCTCTATGGATCAGAGTACCGCTGATATCCGTATCGCGCCGGTTATCCTCGGGAGTAAACGTGGTGGAGTATTCCAGACCATCTTAGGCGTGGCTTTGGTCGCAGTTGGTGCTGTGGCGTCATACTTTGGCGTTGGTGCTGTTGGCGTTCCTCTAATGCAATTTGGTGCTGCGATGGCCCTTGGCGGTGTTGTACAAATGCTCTCTCCACAGACAACTGGACTTGCCAGCAAGCAATCGGCAGACAACAAGGCCAGTTATGCCTTTGGTGGAGTAACCAATACGACAGCCCAGGGTAATCCTGTGCCGCTCCTTTACGGCAAGCGTCGCATCGGTGGAGCGATCATCTCTGCCGGTATCTATGTTGAAGATCAGCAGTAAGCATGCTGTAATGGGCTTACTTAATATGGAGTAACTTGAGCTTAGATTTAAAAATGAAAAAAATATCTACTCTTTTCCTTTGTACTTCCTTATTTTCAGGCATGGCTTTAGCTGAGAACCATTACATACCTCTCCTCTACAATTTATCTACTATGTTTGATTTCAATCCAGTTAAAGGAGCAGTCAAATCATTAGATACTGATGTTGAAGAAAATGGTAAGGTCACTTATAAAATCGCCATCAGACTGGCTAAGAATGGTTGTGTCGAAAGCTTAGATCTTGACAACGTTTCGTCTGGTCATGAAACAAATCTAAAAAATAGCAATGGAAGTCTTGTTGGACAGAGAGATGGTAAACCTTTCTCTATACAGCTCGATGAAAAATGTAATATTTTAAGTAAAAATGAAAATGGTGACGAGTTGCGATATAGTCTTTACTCGAATGGCTTAATTAAAGATACCTATTATTTGGGTAAGAAAATATCTGAGCATTTTTATGATGATAATTCTAATTTGATACGTTCTGAGTTTTATGGTTCTGGAAAGGTCCTCTCTAAAAACGAAATATCTTATGTTGATAAAGACAGGAAGCCTCTTGATTATAAAATCATAAACACATCAGTTTACTCGGAAGGTTATACAGCAACGAATACTTGTCATTATAGTGAAAAGCTTGTTCCTGAAATATGTAAAGTAACAATGCAGAGCGCAGGGAATCCTGTGCCGAAGCCAGTATTAATGACAGCGAATACGAAAGTTGAATTCTACTAGATTAAATACATTTCAATAAGCCACCTCCGGGTGGCTTTTTTTATGGGTGCAATATGGCTATAGCAACCGCTATTAAAGGCCGCAAGGGCGGCAGTTCAAGCTCAAGAACTCCTACAGAACAGCCAGACGATCTGCAGTCAGTAGCCAAGGCAAAAATCCTTCTCGCGCTGGGAGAGGGGGAGTTTGCTGGTGGCCTGACTGCGCGCGATATTTATCTCGATGGCACTGCACTTGAGAACGCAGATGGTTCGCAGAACTTCAGCGGTGTGGCGTGGGAGTTTCGTTCTGGAACTCAGGCGCAAAAATACATTCAAGGGATCCCGGGTACCGAAAATGAAATCAATGTAGGTTCCGAAGTTTCCAGCACCACTGCATGGACGCGCACGTTCACCAATACGCAGCTTTCAGCTGTTCGCCTGCGTCTAAAATGGCCTTCTCTCTTCAAACAGGAGGACGATGGCGATCTGGTTGGCTATTCGGTCAACTACGCAATTGACCTGCAGACAGATGGCGGTACCTGGCAGACGGTGCTAAATACCAGCGTGACCGGGAAAACCACCTCTGGTTATGAACGCAGCCACCGTATTGATTTACCTCAGGCGGGCAGCACCTGGACCATCAGGCTGCGCAAGATTACCGCAGACGCAAATAGCGCTAAGATTGGCGACACGATGACGCTGCAAAGCTTAACAGAAGTAATCGACGCCAAATTGCGCTATCCGAACACCGCGCTACTGTACATCGAATTTGATTCGAGCCAGTTCAATGGCTCAATTCCGCAAATTTCTTGCGAGCCCCGCGGGCGTGTTATTCGTGTGCCCGATACCTATGACCCAGAAACACGAACGTACAGCGGCACCTGGACGGGAGCATTTAAGTGGGCATGGACGGATAACCCTGCGTGGATATTTTACGATCTGGTGGTCACAGACCGCTTCGGCCTTGGTAATCGGCTAACTGCAGCCAATATCGACAAATGGACGCTTTATCAGGTCGCTCAATATTGTGATCAACCGGTACCGGATGGTAAGGGTGGTAGCGGAACTGAACCTCGTTACACCTGCAACGTATACATTCAGGATCGAAATGACGCTTACACCGTCCTGCGAGACTTTGCCGCCATTTTTCGAGGCATGACCTATTGGGGAGACGACCAGATTGTTGCCCTTGCAGACATGCCCAGAGATGTCGATTTTACCTACACGCACGCTAACGTAGTCGATGGCAAATTTGTGTATTCCAGCAGCACAACCAAAAGTCGCTACACAAACGCTCTTGTTTCCTGGTCGGATCCGGCAAATGGCTATGCTGACGCAATGGAGCCCGTCTTCGAGCAGGCTCTGGTGGCGCGCTATGGTTTCAACCAGCTTGAGATCACCGCTATCGGATGCACCAGGCAATCTGAGGCTAACAGGAAAGGGCGCTGGGGGATCCTGACCAACAATAAAGATAGGATTGTAACGTTTGACGTTGGTCTGGACGGCAATATTCCTCAGCCTGGCTACATAATTGCTGTCGCTGACCGAAATCTCTCTGGCCGAGATTTAGGCGGTCGATTATCCGCGGTTAATGGTCGTGTACTCAAACTTGACCGGGTGCCAAGTGCTAAGGCCGGTGACAGGATAATGGTAAACCTGCCGTCGGGTATCACTCAATCCCGGACGATTCAATCCCTGTCCGGTGAAATGGTCACCGTGACCACCGCTTTTAGCGAGCTTCCACAGGCCGAGACTGTATGGGTTATTGAAAGTGATGAACTCTATGCGCAGCAGTACAGGGTAGTTAGTGTCACCGATAACAATGACGGAACATATACCATCACGGGGGCAAATCACGATCCGGATAAATATGCCCGTATCGATACAGGTGCCGTTATAGATCAGCGGCCGGTGAGTGTCATTCCTCCTGGTAACCAGTCGCCACCAGGCAACATCGCGATCAATTCGTTTTCTGTGGTGCAGCAAAATATCAGCGTCGAAACCATGCGCGTGAGCTGGGACCAGGTACAAAATGCCATCGCCTATGAGGCGCAGTGGCGCCGCAACGACGGGAACTGGGTTAATGTGCCGCGCAGTTCCACCACGTCATTCGACGTCCCGGGGATTTATGCCGGGCGCTACCTGGTGCGCGTGCGCGCCATCAATGCTGCCGAAATTTCGTCAGGCTGGGGCTATTCAGAAGAGAAGACGTTGACCGGCAAAGTGGGCAATCCGCCCAAGCCAGTGGGCTTTATGACTACGGGCATTAACTGGGGTATTCGTCTGAACTGGGGGTTCCCGGAAAACACCGGCGATACCCTCAAAACAGAAATCCAGTACACGGCCAACAGCGACTTTTCCGATCCGTTGCTGCTATCGGACGTACCTTATCCATCTGCTGAATATACCCAGCTCGGGCTAAAAGCCGGGCAGGAATTCTGGTATCGCGCGCAGCTCGTTGACAGAACGGGCAACGAGTCCGGGTATACCGACTGGATCAGAGGAATGTCTAACGATAATGCTGATGATTATCTGGGTGAAATCGCAGACGATTTCCTTACCTCGGCCGACGGCGACCGCCTGACCAGCGATATTGATACCAATCTTGAAGCTGCAATGCAGAACGCGCTGGCCAACCACGGAACAGTTGAACATCAATGGGCGCAATACGGAGAAGTACGCGCCGATATTCTGGTTGTGAAAACGACTATTGCTGAGGTGGACAGGGCAATGGCCGAAATGTCGACACAGGTGCAGGCGCAGATCGACAACGTCACCGCTTCCCTGGAAGACAAGCTTACAGCCGTTGTTAATGCCTCCGGCGCTTCGGCAATCTACACCCTCAAAACAGGCGTGAGGATAAACGGTGTCATGTACAACGCCGGGATGTCGATTGCCGTGCTTGCTGAGGCCGGTAAGCCGGTAGTTACCCGTGTTGGTTTTAACGCTAATCAGTTCGTGCTGATGAGTGGCAGCGGTGATACACAGTATTCACCGTTCGCAGTGGTTAATGGTCAGGTCTTTATCAACTCAACGTTTATTCAGGATGGCACGATCACCAATGCCAAAATCGGCAACTTCATCCAGTCCAACAATTACGTCCCAGGGCAGTCCGGGTGGAAACTGGATAAAGGGGGGACCTGGGAAAACTATGGCAGTGACGGGCAGGGCGCAAGAAAGACCACGAACGTTACTGACAGCATCAGGGATGCGAACGGCGTCCTCCGCGTACAGATTGGCAAACTTACGGGGGTATTTTAATGACGTGGGGCATTCAGACATGGGATGCCAATGGCAATCCGAACAATTATGGTATTAAGCCAGTTTCAGTGGTCGGCCGTATTCAACTTTCTGAAGGGCAGAACTCCGGAAGCTGGTCGTTTACCATTCCGGCAGGAATGAAGGTCGGGTTTGCCGTTTCTCTGGATAAGGGGGCGGTATCGGTGGGACGCCGTATCGTCGCAAGCGGAAATACGATAACTCTTGGCGCTGCAAGCAGCGTAGGGATTGGAAACTATCCAGCCTCTGAATGTGAGCTCGTAGTTTTTGTGGAGAAGGCATAATGGCAGATTATGGCGCACTGATAGCTCTGGATAATGGGAATCCCTTTATTACGCCACAGTCCACACCATTTTGTCTCTACAGGAAGGTAGTGGTTAACTCAGTAGCAAGCGGGGCATATCACGGTGCATCTGCAGAAGTAGCTCTGGACGTGTCTTATCCAGTAATGGTTTTTTGCAAAACGAGTGATACAGCTCAGCCGACAATAGTCACTGCGGTCAGATCAGGAGGAAATATTCTTGTTGGATCGAGCAATCCTTATGGACAGGCACATACATTAACGGCTTACATCTTTGCTATTTATCCTCAGACATTGCCAAAATGGGGATTTGCTATCTGGGATGCCACTGGGAAGTTGGTTCTGACAAACGAAAGTCGGATACTGAGTGACCTTGTGACTGTTGGGTCGCCTGGAGCTACGACAGGTGGAATTAATATTGACGTCACTCTGCCTGGTAGTTATGCGGTGGCACCCGCTATTCTTGGCTCCCAGATAATCCAGAACAATAACACTAAACCACCCACTATTGTGAATATCACCGCTTACTCAGGATGTCGGTTTAATGGTTCATCAACCAGAATTAATGCCGCGCCTTCGACCACGGCTACCGGTTCTGCTGCTGGTGGGACAACGACTGGGATAGCTTTGACGGCTATCAACACTGCCGCCTATGATTGATCGTTTTAAGCGATCAAATCCACATAATTGATCTGTTATATCTATTTTATATTTTAATACCGCTGCGTTAGTTTTACTTATTAAAAACTAGCCAAGGTGTGAAATGACAAGAATAATATTCGCGATGGTATTCTGCCTGCTTCTTTCTGCTTGCTCCGGTTCAGTTCTGCAAAAGCAGGAACCATTATGCGAGGCAGAAGCGCTTATTGGTGGCCAGGTTCAGTCGGTACAGATTTATGGTGTGCGTAAAGTAGCCAGTCAGACAGAATATAGAGCAGGCTACCCCTTCAACTGGCGATGGGTGAGCAAAAATAACTTCGCCAGGTCGACCTGTTCAAAATGAACAAAACAAGAACCCGCTTCGGTGGGTTTTTTATTATCTGAACTCAGGAGTTTTTTATGTCGGCAGGTACAATTACCCTCGCAAACGGGTCCGCTATTGTTGGTGGTAGCGGAACGGCATTTGCAACTGAAATCGCTGCAGGTGACTTCATTGTCTCTACTGTGGGCGGCGTTCCGTATACGCTGCCAGTCAAATCAGTCGAGAGCAATACCCAGTTGACGCTGGTCAGCAACTTTACCGGGCCTACACAAGCCGGTGCGGCCTGGTCCGCAGTTCCGCGTGTGGCCCTGAACATGGTCACTGCGGCGCTGGTTGCCCAAAGTGCCGAAGCCTTGCGCGGGCTGAACTACGATAAACAGAACTGGCAGCAGGTATTCAGTGCGGCTGAAAACATTACGGTGAAGCTGCCTGACGGCACCGCATTCACTGGCCCTTCATGGAATTACCTTTCAACGCAGTTTGCCAATAAGCTTGATAAATCAGGCGGGACGCTTACAGGCCAGCTTAACCTGAATGGTGCACCAATCTCTGCCGATGCTCACTCAGTGATATCAGCTAATGGTGGCCTCACTGTCGATTTATTAAAAGGGGTCTTATTAAAAGGGAAAGTGCAGCAGGGGGCTGGTAAAGACAATAATATAATTTTTCTATCAGGGGATGGAAGTACTAATGCTACAGGATATGTAGGTGCAATCCAGTATAACTGGTATACCGATGGCTGGATTACCGGCATTACTCGTGGTTCAGGAACTAACACGCTGACGTATTCGATTTACTATAATGGCGCCTCTTATGGTACAGGGGATAAACGCTGGAGCTTCAATTATGATGGTTCCGCCACTTCTCAGGGGGCCTGGGTTAATGGTTCTGACGAGCGCCACAAGTCCAATATAAAGCCGGTGTCGACCCCACTAGCCGCCGTACTATCCATGCGTGGTGTCACGTATGACGTTCAGGATGGTGGTCGGGGTGTAGGTCTTATTGCCCAGGATGTAGAAAATTGGTGTCCGGATGCCGTTAAGACATATGGAGATCGTGAATTCAGTGATGGCACTGTGATTGAGAATTTCAAATTTCTCGACACATCAGGCGTGTCTGCCGCATACCACACCGAAGCAATCAAAGAACTTTTTACCCTGGTGGAACTGGTACTTATCGCTCCGGAAAAAGCACGTGATGTTATCAACGTGGTTAAAGAAGCCACTAAGCCTAGCCAGTAAGGTTTGTAAACAATACTCAGGTATCTAACAAGTAAAACGCCGTCCATCGCATGCAAGAATTTGCGGCGGCTAAAATCTGCACATTAAGAGTTACTGCCATAAAATTTACAAAACTCATAATTCGAAGCGACATAGAAACTTAGAAACGAAACGGCGAAGCTTTAAGCAGTGACAGTTGAGCCCGTATCTTGCGGACACTTACAAATAAAACTACTGTATATAAAAACAGTATTTGAGGTGTGTGCAATGGAATTCATCAGGCCAACAGAACTGCGAGAAATTATCGCTCTTCCGCTTTTCAGTGACTTAGTACAGTGTGGTTTCCCAAGCCCCGCAGCTGATTACGTTGAACAGCGTATCGATCTCAATGAGTTACTTGTCGCTCACCCGAGCTCTACATATTTCGTCAAAGCTGCAGGCGACTCGATGATCGAAGCCGGGATCAGCGACGGCGATCTGCTGGTAGTCGACAGCTCGCGCACTGCTGAGCATGGAGACATTGTTATCGCCGCTGTAGAAGGGGAGTTCACTGTTAAACGACTGCAGTTGCGCCCGACAGTCCTGCTCATGCCGATGAACAGCGCTTACTCGCCGATTATAGTTGGAAGCGAAGACACGCTGGACGTTTTCGGCGTTGTTACTTTCATAGTTAAATCGGCGAGCTGAATATGTTTGCTCTCTGTGATGTGAATTCATTCTACGCATCATGCGAGACGGTGTTTCGGCCCGATTTGAAAGGGCGGCCAGTGGTTGTTCTGTCGAACAATGATGGCTGCGTAATCGCACGCAGCGCCGAGGCCAAGGCGGCTGGAATTACCATGGGAGAGCCGTTTTTTAAGCAAAAGGATCTATTCCGGCGCGCTGGTGTCGTTTGCTTCAGCAGTAACTACGAGCTGTACGCGGACATGTCGAACCGGGTAATGACGACGCTTGAGGAAATGAGCCCCCGCGTAGAAATTTACAGTATCGATGAAGCTTTTTGTGACCTTACTGGTGTTCGAAATTGTCGTGACCTGACAGACTTCGGGAAAGAGATCCGCGCTACAGTTCTGAAGCGTACGCACCTGACGGTCGGTGTTGGCATTGCCCAGACAAAGACTCTGGCGAAGCTAGCAAACCATGCCGCCAAAAAATGGCAGCGGCAAACGGGCGGGGTAGTGGACCTGTCCAATATCGATCGCCAGCGTCGATTGCTCGCTATCGTGCCGGTAGAGGACGTATGGGGCGTCGGAAGGCGCATCAGCAAGAAGCTGAACGCAATGGGCATTAAAACTGCCCTCGACCTTTCGGAGCAGAGCACGTGGATTATCCGCAAACACTTCAATGTCGTGCTGGAGCGAACCGTCCGGGAACTGCGCGGCGAGCCCTGTCTCGAGCTGGAGGAATTTGCGCCTGCAAAGCAGGAAATCGTCTGTAGTAGGTCATTCGGCGAACGCGTTACCGAGTACGAACAGATGCGTCAGGCTATTTGCAGCTATGCGGCGCGTGGCGCCGAAAAGCTTCGCGGCGAGCATCAGTATTGCCGTTTTATCTCTGCCTTCGTGAAAACCTCTCCATTTGCGCTTAACGAGCCCTATTATGGCAACAGTGCGTCAATGAAGCTTCTTACACCTACACAGGATTCCCGCGACATCATTAACGCTGCAGTCAAGTGCCTGGACAAAATTTGGAAGGATGGTCACCGCTATCAAAAGGCTGGCATAATGCTGGGCGACTTCTTCAGCCAAGGGGTGGCTCAGCTCAACCTTTTTGATGAAAACGCACCGCGCGCAGGAAGTGACCGGCTGATGGAGGTACTCGATCACCTGAACGCTAAAGATGGAAAAGGCACACTCTACTTTGCAGGCCAGGGCGTGCAGCAACAGTGGCAGATGAAGCGGGAAATGCTTTCTCCGCGTTATACAACAAGGATATCGGATCTGCTGCGGGTAAAGTGATTCGCACGATATTTCATAAGGGCTATATGACATGAGCTACGTTGTACTGGTAAGATACAATAGTTCAATAAGGAAATAGCCAAAATGTTAAACTTA